TCAGACTATAGCAGCCTTACCGGTGTGTCAAGCGCTAAACTCTAACCGTGCCCATGAAGCCCAGTTATCTTCAGGCAGCACATGTATCGCCTGTACTTGTTGGAATCTATCTTCGTCAGGGCACCACGAATAAACATGCTTACCCTCAGACAAGAAGCCATCTACGATCTGCGCAGTAGCTTTCCCTACAATTATGTCCCCGCACTCTGAGTACGCAGGCACGATAACGCCATGGAACATAGGTGCTCCACGATAGTCTTTCCCATGCGGTACGTCTCGGCACCAAGCCTTCCATCCGCCGAGGGCCGCCGACCTGGTGTCGTAGTCATCTCTTCCTGAGACTACTTTAGTTTCCCAGCCGTCTTGCACTAAAGATCTACCGATCTTGGCGCACCACTGCTCTATCTCCCCTGGATCATCCGCTTTCGAATGCGCCAGGAACCACTTTGATTGATTCATATCCTCTCCTATATGTCCTTTAGACTGCGTCCGACTTCAGCCTCTGCAGTCATCGTAACTTCCCACCCAGGAATCGTCACGGTCATGCATTCTTCAACTCGTTTGCGTGCAGCTTCCAACTCCGGCGGCAAAGGCTCACCCTCCACCGGCTTCCAGTCTGGTGGTAGATGGTCGGGTAACGGAACCTCTACGGCAATTGAGTCATGGCACTGATGAATCATGCCCGTCCCCTTACCCGCGAAGTCAAACGCAAACTCGTCAATGATAGCCTGCTCTGCAAGCCTCATGATTGATGACTCGGCCGCGAGTATCGGAAAGTTCACGACCTCGTTCTTCTTTCCATCTGACAGCGGGCCTGAGCGACGTCCGAAGACCGGCTCCTCCATAAAGCCTTGCTGGCTGTACTTACTGAGCATCTGCGCCCAGGCGTCCTGCCACTGAGGCTCGGCTTTCAACCACTTATTGTGGAAGTGCCTCACCTCACGAGGCTCGAATTTAAGGTAAGGCATTCGCCCGTCGTCAGTCTCGGTGCTTGTCAGTACCTGCCAAACTGTCATCGGGTCGGCCCAGTAAATCGACGCATACCGGAACGTCTTCATGACATCGCGCATGGCCTTAGCTTCACCACCCGTTGGCTTTCGGTCAAGGCTGAACCCATCTGGACCCCAGCCGCTGGCGTTCTTAAAATCATTACCAAAAACATCATAGGCTAATAGATTGTGGGGATCCTTACCTGTGTCGAAGCACTCAAGTAGTCGCGGTATCTGCCAATAGCACGCCGTGATTCTGAGGTGCGCCTGGTCGAGGTCCGCGCCCACAAGTATGCGGCCCGGAGGAGCCGTAAAGATTGACTTAAGTCGGCCCTGACCCTTTCTGTTCCCGATGTTCTGGAGGTTTGGTCCTGAACTGGATAGTCTTCCCACGCTGGTAACGTGAGCGTTCCATGTAGACCTCACACGACCATCGTCATGCACTAGTCCTTTCTTCGGGTCTTGGCTCCTACGCCTAAGCGGAACGAGCACGGTCCCGAGAATCTTATTCTTCTCTCTACGATAAAGTCGAAGCTCCTTTAAAAATGACTCTTGATTACTGCTCAATTGACCCGATGCGAGGTGCCCACGGATTACTGCATCACCTGTACCTGGAGCACCTGTCTCCGTATAAAACTCATTCGTGCTCATCGAAGCCGGAATCCCGAGATTCCAAGACTCGTAAAGAAGCTTCCGAATCTGATCGACACTCCCAGGATTGAAGTTGCTGTCGACATACTTCTGCAACTCCTTGTAGCGCTTCTTGACCGAGATCTCGTACTCACATTCAAGCGAGCTTCGAAGCTCCTGGTCAATCCACACGCCGGATTTGTGCATTCCCACGCACATGTCCTGCGTTGCATGGTCAATTTCGTTTAGGTCCCAAGCCCTGTCGCTCGCCCAGAACCCAGGCTTAGTTCCGTCATTAATTGGACGGAAGGCACCCATCTCAGTTGCCGCGTCGATCAGGGGTACCGTGATCCGCGCGTTTACAACCGTGTCGATAATGTTGTACCGAAGAAGTTCGGTGTCATCTTGGCTACCAGTAGATATCTTCGTACCTTTCTCGGTAGTCTCCCAACGCTCGACGTCAGTCAGTACTGAGCCGATAGTCTTCAATCCCTTAGGCAGGTCCGGTGCGCGAAACCGGGCATGGAACAGCGTGTCTACTAACGGCGCAGGAGTCACGCCAAGCTGCGTCTCGACGACCATGCGGTCATAGTACCCAGCGTTGTGCCCCACCCACACGCGACCATCTGTGAACGCGGCGCAAATAATCTCGCGTATTCGGCGTTCTTGCTCTCGCGGGTAGATTCGAGTGACCCCATCCGTTGAGAGAATGCCGACGCCGACAGCCCGGCAAACTTGCGCTGGCGGTTCCCGAGCAGCCTTGCCTTCGTCGTCAAGGTCAGGAATAGCGATAGCAATAGTGCGTAGGTTGCACTCTAAGGGCTCGATGCCGTCAGTCTCAACGTCATACACCCAGAACGGTGCTGGTTGCGCCAGGAACTCTTCGAGTTGCTCAGGGGTGGGGTTGAGTAAGGAGTCAGGTTCAAGCCAGCGCAGCGTATCGTTGAACCAACGTGTCGCTTTAGAAATGTCGGCCTCAATAACGGGTCGCCAGTTCGGCGCTCGCGTAACGTAATGAGGTGAAAACGTGGCCAGCATCTTCTTATTAGTGGGCTCTAAACTCCAGAGCCAGTCGTCGTCAATGTACATCGGGCCACCACGTATACCGTGAATGCTACCCGACTGACCGGAAAGTGTTCGCACCGCAGTCTTACCGAACGCGATGAACTTGTCGTACTTACTGAGCACGTTGAGCAATCGAGGCCTGCAGCAGTCGGCCGGGTGAGGTAGCGGGTCTTCGCCCTTACTGACACGCTTCTTGTTTAGGCGATCTAATGACTTCTCCATCCGACCCCACGCACCACCTACCTTTCCTGGAGGCTTACACGCGATGACGTTGTCGAGGTCTACGTGCGACCGGTTCATTCCGGCAGTCGCCAGGAACCGCGACCACTCACCAGCGGCGGTCCCCATAACGGGTCGACCGTGATTGATATCCTCTGCTCTAGGAGCTTCCCCGAGCGCTAAAATCTTAGCTCCAGGATGAAACTCGCCCATGACGGGACGCCACTCATCTTTCTGTAGCGCCCCGTTCGGGCCAAGAGGGCACTCATCGCAACGAGCACCGCATTGTTTTGGATTAGTACTTGTGGACATCACACAACGACAAGCTTGTCCATGACCTCATTGTAGGAACCCAGCACCCTAACGTCTTTCATCATCAGGCCGCCATGAGTTTTACTCGACACGACGATGATGGTGTTCGGTACATGGACACCAAGCTGATCTTCACTAACTTGCTCGCCTGGATAGACGTACACGATGTGATCGTCGTTGATGCCGATAGGCTTATCGCGAATTGTTTTGAATTCATGGAACATATTATCTCCGTATAAAAGTTAGGCATCTATCTCGACCACCCACATGCCTACCTGCTGGGCCCTTGGGGGTACAGGTAACCCCCTGGTCTATCTACTCAGCTTCAGCTAACGATACCCTGCGCGGCACTTGCGGGAGGTGGTAGTGAGACTCCAGCGGACGGCACAGGAGCGCCATTAGACACAGCAGGCTTAGCCTCTGGTGATGGTGCGGGCTTCGCAGGTGTCGCTACCTTCTGGAGAGCCTCGAACTGTTTCCGGTTCAACCACTTACCGATCTCATTGTACGATCCCTGTACGCCCTTCTGGCCGGGGATGAACTCGATATGAGCTTTGCGTCCACCATTCTGGGCCGTAAGGAACCAGTTAGTGTTGATCTCCGCAGCACCTTCGATGTCCGACGCTGAGTACCCGAGAGACTCAAGTATTGAGCGGAGTACCGCGAGTCGACCACGCAACTGCTTATCTGTGAGGTCCGTGAACAGCGCGCCTGTGTCATCGAATGGAAGACTCAGAAACGAAAACATCTTAAACCCGTTCTCAAATTGAACGTGAACTCGACGAGTCGTTGCCTTGTCCGTTGAGGCCCGTTCGATATTTACGACGCTGACCTCGTAGTAGCCCGCCTCCGGCGCCGAAGCCCCGAGAGCACTGATTCCTTGAAATGCGTTTCCTGATACTTTGATAGCCATGATAGCTCCTTTTGTTGTTAGTTAATTGGTGGTGGAGGTGGAAGATTCGGAGACGAATTACTCTGAGCTTCCTCGTTAGAAAAATCAAACATTGATTGAGTTGCCTGCTGACCCAATACGCCACGCGCAATGCCATCCTGGCAAGCCCAGCGAAGATGCAACCGATTGTCAGTCCGACCCGACACGGCTGACTTAATCGCTTCGGATACATCAGCCCCGCTAATGATATCATCTGCGACCGACTGAGCAACGTCATCTTGCCATTCGAGGCCTTCGATGCGGCTCAACTGGTAGTTGCTCTTGCTCGCGCGTAAGATCTCGCGAAGATTACCCGGAGTCTTCGCCGAACAAGTTCCCGTGCGGTCACCGGTTACCCACTCAGGATTCGTCGGGTCGCAATAGTAGATGCTTGGGAACCACGGGTCCGGGTACGTAGGGTCCACCATCGCGCGAACGTTGATGTCACACCAAGATGGTAGCGTCTCAATTTGATTCCTCGAAGGCACATCGGGGCCGCCAGGGCAGAATCTCCCCTCCGCGTTTGTGCCGGGCATCCGCTCGTGGAAATTCATGAGTAAGTGAACCCCCAGGTACCGAGACGTATGGGCCACCTCCAGTAAGTGCTGGTTTAGCTGCTGGTAGGGGTAGAACCTATCTTTCTTTCCGCTGCGGCCGGCGGGCGCATTCTCCGTCCACTCGAACATTGAGCGCTGGCACAAGTGACTAATGTCATCCACGACGAGGGCGTCATGCGATGCTTTGTCGCTAATCTCTGCAAAGCTCTTCAGCATACTGACGAGGTCAGTAAGATTCTTCGGTGAATCGGGGTGTACTGACGGACTAAACCCCAACTCATTCTGAGCCACAAGCGTAATCGCTGACGGCACCCCAAGGAACAATGCCCTGGGAAACGCAGCTAGCGCGTCACTCGTTTTCTTTTGTTTGGGTTTACCGTAGACTGTAATCATTACAGTCGGCAGCGGATCTGACTTACTCATTACTCTCTCCTAAATAGTCTTTGCGGCTTCGCCGTAGAAACAAAACTTAATGCCGGGGCAAGCGCCGTATCTTCCGATGCACGAGGTCTCATGCTGAACCTTAGGCCAGTCCCAGAAGCTGGGTGAATCTACCTCAAGCCGAGCCAGCCTGTGCTCATCGCGCCAAATCATCTCGGCAAAATGATTATCTCGGTGAGGTGTCGCAGGAACCATCGGACGCGCGACGCGCCAGGGAGCCTGAGTCTGAATCAAGTTAAGCCCCAGGCCGCCGAAGTCGCTACCGTACATCTGCTTGCCCATGATTCGGAACGCCGCGAACCCACCATCGATTGCGTAGCCGTCGACATTCTTGTTCGCCTGCACGCGAGCCTGGTGCTTGTGGTCCCAGATAAATGTGCGTCCTCCGCGCTCTTTAGTAACCATGTCGAGACGTCTGGTCAGCGTCAGGGCAGCCCCTGAATCTGGGTGGCCGGGGCAATTTAGCGGTGACGGAATAATCACGCCTCCGTCCCAAGCCTTAACCTTTGCGGCTCGACGATTGAAACCTGTATCCTCAGCGTGTACAACCCATAGACCCCACTGGTTGTCTTTAGTTCCGAGAACTGCAGTCACGGGGTACTCGACTTTAATCACGTTACCCGGAGGTTCGGGGTGTTTCGACATGTACCGCCTAAAGGTCTCAAGCATACGTTCAAGATGCTCATGCCCACCATTGGTATCGCACCACATCTCTACGGCTTCTTCAGGGTCGAGAAACACGGCGGGATCATCGTGCCATGTCTCATCGACCCAGACACCTTCATCGGAGGGAGCCCCCCAGATTGCGTGCTGATGCGCCTGGAGGATGTGGCCCATGCTCCCACGAGTCAAAGCGTGAGCAGGAATCATCGTAAGGTCAAGCCGTTGCCCATAGGCGAACAACTGCGGACATCGGGAGAAGGTTCCGATACGTGACCACCCACGGTCAGACCTTCCTGCGTCGATAAGAATCTTTCTCATCCCGCAGCCTTCCGGCGTTGGTTTTCCATTCGGCTTTTTGCGCTTAGTGCAAGCTTCCACAGGCGTCGCTTCTGAGCCGCAATCAACACCTCTTGAGGATCAACTCCCTCTTTCTCCAGGAGCCTCCAAGGCACTCGCCTACGGTGAAGTCGTTCATCATCTAAATCCATCACGCTACCTCCAACTTGCTGATAATGCTGCTTACAAGAGCGTCCTCGTCTTCCATACCGAGAAGCTTGTCGCCCAAGCCATCAAGCTCATCGGCCTTAAGGAAGGACTCGATAGGGCCAAACTTGTCTACGAGAATCTGAACGACACGCTCGTCGTACGTTCCTTGAGCGACCACAACTTTAAGAAGCGTCGGGCTGCCTCCTAGACGGTCAAACCTGCCCTTCCATTGAAGGAAATCACCAGGCTTCCAAGGAAGCATCGCAAAGATAGCGAGGTTCGCCGTCTGCATACCATCAACTCCGGTACCCACACTCTGCCCCGTAGCCACCAGGCAGCACGCCTCATCGCTGTTCCTGAAGGCATCAATCATCTGGTCTCGCTCAGTCTCAGACACACCGCCATGGGCCATCCACACGGGCACACCCTTCTGGGCCTCGTCCCCCTTGCTTAATTGCTGGCGCAATTGATGGGCCCACAACTCAGTCTCACGCCTGCGCGCAGTAAAGATTACGACCTTACCGCCGCCCTTTAGGCCCTCAATAGCCTCTTCGATGACGTACCGACGTTTACGCCCGCAGGCCTCGGCAAGTCTCGCCTCGACGACACGCTCTCGGCCCTCTGGCCGGGTCGCCGCCTCACGAGTCATCTGACGTACCGCTTGATTAAACGTTTGCTCGTCGCTAAACCGATCGGCACGATTAAGTTCAGTGTTACCCAGGTAATCTACCTGAACTCGCGTACTCGGAAGGCTCGAGTGCGACTCACTGTACGGAACTTCGTGTACAAAGAACGAGCACCTTGCTTTCAGTTCTTTGATGTTGGAATACCCGCTATCGTTCATGCCCCCGTAGGCGCCAGGCCGAG